GCATACGGTCCCGTAACAAGCCGCTGGCGGCGGCAATCTCGGCATCCGCTGATGTTCCCGCCGCCTTCCAGCCGTCGGTGCGCCGTCCCTTGGCCGCGCTGTCATAGCCACGGGAATTGCCATGGGTTTTGGCGCTCAGCGCCTCGAAGCTGCGCCGCGCGAGCGCGCGTCTCACACCTGCCTCGGGCGCAGCCCACGCCACCATCCGGTCGAGGAAGGTGATCTGGCTCACCGGTCGCCCCGTCCGAAGCCGGCGTAACTCGCGATTGGGCGCGACACGCCGGAGGATGCCGTGATCTCGGTCGCGATGGTGCGGATCCGCTTCAGCAGGTCGTCCGCCGAGCCATATTCAACGGTCTTGCCGTCATAACTGACCCGGAGCGTGCCGCTGGCATAGGCGCGCTTCAGCGCATCGAGTTCGTCGGTCGTCCAGGCCATGACAGTTCCTTAGAACCACTTCCCGCGCGGGCCGAGCCAGTCGCTCTGCCGCTTGGTTGATGGCGGGTTTGGACGGGCGAGACGCCCGGCTTCGATGTTCGAGTGCGTGTCGTCAGTGTCCGCGGGCTGGGGGCCGACCTGATCTTCGAGATCGCGCCACTTGTCCTCGGACCAGCGATCGGCTCCGGCGATCCAGACGGCGGCACGGGCATAGACCCGGCAGTCCAGCGCCTCGTTGCGTTCGCGAACCTTCTGCCATTCGAGCTTCTGGAAGCCGCGCTTGGTCGTGATGGTCACAAGATGCTCGGCAACGAGCTGCTTCACCCATTCGGCGTCGACACCCTGTGGAAGGTGCACAAGTCCGGCCGGGCCCTGCGCTCCATCCGCGTTCGACCGGCTTTCGCCGCGCCGCTGGCGCAACGGTCCGGTCTCACCCTCGTCGGTGGGCTTCGACAGCCGCAGGAAGCGATAGGTCTCGGCCTTGAAGGTCGAAACCGCGATCGTCCAGAGCCGTGCGCCGCGACGGATCTTGCGGCCGCCTTCCGTCGCATCGACAAAGGACGGGCCAGTCACCGGCGCCGCGCGATTGAACCCCTCGACGCCCTTGATGGGAATGACCTGCGCAAAGCCCTGCTGGCGCGCCCAAGCATAGACGGCTGGCGCTTCGAAACCGGTGTCGATCGCGAGTTTCGACAGGCTCAGGCGTACGCCATGGGCGTGCGGCCATGTCTGGCCGAGTAGATCGGTCAGAGCCGCCCACGCCTCGGCACCGTCCGGACCGCCGGGGATGACGATGTGGTCCACGAACCAGCTTGCGAGCCCGCGACCCCAGGCCCAGACCGAGACTTCGATGCGATCTTTCTGGATGTCGGCGCCGGCCGTCAGAAACAGACCGCCGCTCGGCACCGTGCCGATACGCCAGGGCTCACGCCGCTCGTAGAGCCGCTGCCAGTCCGGCGCTTCGCCGGTCTCGATCCAGGTCTCGCCGAGCACGCCGTTCTTGAAGCTGCGCTTTGCCTCGTCGCTCGTCTGCGCGGCGTCCCACATCCGGGCGATATCGGCCCATGAGAGCCAGCCCACCGGCGAATAAAGCCCGGAGAGGTGGTAGCCGACCGTTCCCGCGTGCACGCCATCGCGGGTCGGGCGCCATTCGCCGGACATCATCAAGGCCGTCTTGTGATGTTCCTCGATCTGGCCATCACAGGCTTCGCAAGAATAGTGCGCCGTGTGCGGCTGACCCTTCTCCCAGCGCAGACGCTCGAAGCGGAGCCACTGGCGGTGATCGCAATGCGGGCAAGCCACGAAGTAGCGCCGCTGGTCGCTGGCCTCGAACTCGCGCTCGATCCGCGAAACGCCATGGATCGTCGGCGTCGACGTCAGAAAAACCTTCGAGCGCCAGGAGAACGTGCGCGTGCGGGCTTCGGCCAAAGCGACCGGATCGCCTTCCTCATCGGCGGACGGCGGATAGGCGTCGACCTCGTCGAGAAACAGGTAGCGCGCCGGCATGGAGCGCAGGCCGACCGCGCTGTTGGCGCCGGTGATGACGAGAAGCCCCGCCGGAAATTCTTTCGACAGAACGGTGTTGCCGGCGTCGCGCGAGCGTTGCGGCTTGACGCGCTCGCGCAGCACCGGGCTTTCCGCGATTAGCGGATCGATGCGCTGGCGCGAGAAGCGCTTGGCCAGTTCCACCGTCGGCTGGACCGCGAGCATGGGCCCCGGAGCATGGTGGATGACATAACCGATCCAGTTGTTGCCAGCCTCGGTCGCGCCGACCTGCGCCGCCTTCATGAAGACGATGCGACGTGCAGCGTTGCCGGGCGACAGCGCATCCATGATGGCGCGCATGTAGGGCGTGCGATCCGTGCGATACCGTCCGGGCTCCGCCGAAGCACGCGGACTCAGGAACCGATGCCGATCCGCCCATTCCGAGACGTTGAGCGCGGGATCGGGCGTCAGCCCATCGCGCCAGGCGCCAATGAGCGCATCGACGCCTTCGAAGGCGAAAAGCTCCTCGGACCGACGGTCCGCGTCAGCGAAAATCGGTGGCGACCTCGGCGAGATCGGCGAGGTGCGCTCGGACATGGGTCTCCAGAACCTTCTGCATCGCGTGCGCTTCGAGGCCGAGCTCCGCTGCCATCAGTGCCGCGATCCGTGCTGGCCAGTTCGCCCACGCATCGCGCTCCTCGCGCGCCAGTCGAAAGATGAGCGCCGTCGCCCGCGCACGGTCGATGACCTCGCCCTTCATGCGCTGCAGACGCAGGCGCCGTTCCTGCGCCTTCAGCACCTCGTTGGCGGTCTTCGCCTGGAGGAACGTGGTTCCGCCGCCAGCCGGCGACGGCGCGATGCCGCTTTCGCGCAGCGTGTCGCCGACTGCCGACAGCGCCGCATCGGGAACGGGCTTCAGCTTGGCTTCGCCGCCATCCCGGCGCTGCTTCGAGGGGTCGGTCATGGACGCGCGGCGCGCATCGCTGGCCCGCGCATCGATCGAACCGTCGGCATGCAGGACGAGCCGTCCCGACGTCTTCGCCTTCTGGATCGCACCCCGCGACAAGCCGACATGGGACGCGTACTGGCGCTCGCTCATGCCCTGCATGCCAGCTCCGAAAACATAATGTTTTGATGCACTTATTGCGTTGATAAGCGCGCCGGACAGAGCCTGTATGGGGTCACGAACCAAGGAGATCCCGGATGACCAGCCGAACCAAGAACGCACAGGCCCTCGACGCCTTCATCGCCCGCAAGGTCGAGATCGACGCCATTCTGGCCCGGCTTGCCGCCCTCAGCGACGAGCATTTCGAGGTCCATCCCGACGAGGTGCATTGGGGCCATGTCGGGACGCTCGCCCACTACGCCGAACTCTTGAAGCGCATCACCGACAGCGCCTTCCGCGAGGGCGAACACGCCGAATGATCCGGATGGCCTCCGCGCCAGCCCCGCAATCGCGGGGCTTGGCCTCGTAGAAGCGCCGCGATGGTCGCCGCGCTCTCGAACCGGAGGTTCCGATGACCCAGCTTTCCGACACCCAAGCCATCATCCTGAGCGCTGCTGCGCAGCGACCCGAACGCATCGCCCTGCCGCTACCCGACAGCTTGCGGGGCGGGGCCGCCGCCAAGGTCGTCAGCACGATGATCGCGAAGGGTTTGCTGCAAGAGGTAGAAGTCAACGCACGACGTAGCGAACCGGTCTGGCGCGAAACTGGCGACGGCCACGGCACTACGCTGATCGCAACCGACGCGGGCCTTGCCGCCATCGGTATCGAGCCGGACGATGCCGAAACCATGTTCACTAGCGCGACAGAAGTGCCGCTGGAGGATCCCACACCGGACGCTGTTCCCGAGCGCGCATCTTCGACACGCACGCCGCGCGCGGGGACGAAGCAGGCTGCGCTGATCGCCATGCTGCGCGCGCCGGACGGCGCGACCATCGAGGAAATCATGGCGGCGACTGACTGGCAGTCGCACACGGTGCGCGGCGCGATGGCCGGGGCGCTGAAGCAGAAACTCGGGCTCGAAGTGACCTCAGAGAAGGTCGAGGGGCGCGGGCGGGTGTATAGACTGGCCAACTAATCGCCTTTATATGCATCATTTTTTGGCTATGCTGCTTTGCGGAGGACAACATGGATTACCGGAACCCGCAAAGCAGCACGATCATCTTTGGTTTCGACTCAGCGTGGACAGATACCGCAAAAGCGCCGGGAGCAATCTGTGCCATCGCGTTCGATGAGCGTGGCCAAGTCGAGTTTCATGAACCTTGTCTCGTGTCATTTGCAGATGCGCGTGCCTTCATCGGATCGATCCGTCAAAATTTTTCTGTGAGCCTCGTCGCACTTGATCAACCAACGGTCGTGCCCAATTCCGCAGGAAGTCGTCCGGTTGACAAGGTTGCCGGGTCGTTGGTCTCATTTGTCGGCGGAGGCGTTCAGCCTGCCAACCGTAGCAAGATCGGCATGTTCTGTGACGACTCGCCCGTCTGGTCTTTCCTTTCGGATCTCAATGCGACGCAAGATCCTATCGAGGCGCGCACGGCACCTGCTGGACATTTTCTGATCGAAGTGTTTCCTGCGCTTGCTCTCCCCGCATTCGAGGATGCCTTTTCTCAGCGTTTGCGCGCGCCAAAGTACAACCCGCAAAACCGGAAGAAATTCCGTCTGGAAGACTGGCGGTCCGTGACGCGCGTAGTCCAAACTACCGCACAAGGTTTCGACGTGAGTGGCCTTGCCGACTGGTCCGACCGCATGCACGGGCTCTCGCAGCCTCGGAAGGCCGATCAGGACAAGCTGGACGCAGCCCTCTGCGCTCTGATCGGTCTGGTGTGGCGGGCTGGGCCAGTCTCCTGTTCAGCCATGCTCGGTGACTTGACCAATGGCTACATGATTACGCCGATGTCTGAATTCACGCGGCCCAGACTGGAGCAAGCAGCAAATGAGCGTGGTGTTCCAATCGCCTAGGACCGCAACCTCCAGCCTCTAACCCGGATTGCCTCGAACAGCCGCCGCAGTACATAGGACCGCGCGATGCTAACCACCGTGAACACCGCGCCCATCTTCAGGTTCTGCGCCAGTGTCGTTTGCAGTCCAAAGATCGGGAAGATCAAGATCTGGGAACCGACTGCAACCCCGTAGCCAACGATCACGTTGGCCACGGCTTCGACCAACGACATCGCGCGCGACTGTTTCATGCCGCTGTCTTATCCATCGGCCAGCAATTGAGCCGCGAGAGTTCTGAGCGCATGCGCCGCAACCAGCGGCACCACGCCGTTGCCACAGAGGCGAAGCCGGTCCACCCGGTGGGCCAGCCCATCAGCGCCTCGACGAACAGCGGGTTCAAGGTTCGGCGAATGTCGGAGGTATCGCGTCCAGCCATCGGCGTCGTCAGGACCTGGCGGCCAAGCAGGCCGTTCACCGGCGTGTTGGCCAGACTGGTCGCCCCGTCCTTGTGATCGCGCGCGGTCGGCGTCATCCACATCCCTGCCGCGTGGGTCAGGTCGCCCGTTCGCCGGTTGCCCGCGCTCGGCTTGCAGCCATCGTTCGCCATCGGCGTCGGCCAGTCCAGCGCCATGCGGTCCAGACCCTTCTCGTCCTTCCGCTCGCCACCTCGGCTGCGGAAGCTGTCGGTCTGCGGCGTCGGCCACATCGCTGCCGTCGTCGCGAGATTCATCCCGTGCTGTCCCGCTTCCTGCGAAAGTGTCGGATTCATCTGCCTGTTCTCGTTGGCGCTGGCCCTCGGCGTCGGCCAGAGCCGCAGCAATTCCGTGCGGTTGCCGCCACTCGACCGAGTCCCGGAGCAGGCGCGCGGGGTCGGCCAGTTCGTTTCCTTCGCGGATGGCGAGGATGAACAGCCGCTCGCGCCTGTGGCGCGAGCCGACTTCCGCCGCCGTGAAGAGGCCTGCCGCAAGGCGGTAGCCCATGCCGACCAGTCCTGCGGCGACTTCGGGGAAGCCGAGGCGGAGATGATGGGCGACATTCTCAAGAAAGACAAAGGGCGGCTCGATTTCGCCGATGATGCGGGCGACGTGAGGCCAGAGGTGGCGCGGATCGTCCGCGCCCCGGCGCTTGCCCGCGACGGAGAACGGCTGGCACGGATAGCCCGCAGAGAGGATGTCCACCGCGCCGCGCCACGGTTTGCCGTCGAAGCTGGCAACGTCGTCCCAGACAGGCGCGCGATCCAGGGACGCATCTTCCATCCGCGCCACGATAATGGCTGCGGCGAAGGTTTCCCGTTCGACATGGCCCACAGAACGATATCCGGGCAGTGCGATAGTGAGCCCGAGGTCGATTCCAGCAGCGCCGGAGCAGAGCGAGAGGCCGAAAAGGCACGCGTCTCCGGTTCCGGAAGCATCTCCGGAGGGATGTAGAGCCAGGTCATGCATGTCACGCGGCGGATTTGCGGTTTCGCGCGGGTTCAGGATTGGCGTCGACGTCGGCTGTATCGGGCGGACTGCCAGCTCCTTCGCCCAGCCGCTCGGCCTTCACCTGCGCAAAGGTCCGTCCGTCGCCGTCGAGGATCGCCTCGCGCCCGGTGCCGGCCTGCCAGCGTTCGATGGCGACATCGACATAGGCCGGGCTGATCTCCATCGCGAAGACACGGCGGCCATTGGCTTCGCCGGCCATGATCTGCGATCCCGAACCGGAGAACGGCTCGTAGCAAAGCCCGCCGCGCCCCACATGCTGACGCATCGGGATCCCGAAGGCGTCGAGCGGCTTTGGCGTCGGGTGATCGGGCCGGTCGTCCTTGGCGAAACTCGGCAGCGCCCATGTCGACGCCAGCGTTTCCTCGGCCACCTTCGGCGGGCGCTTGCCCTTGATCCAGCCCATGAAGCAGGGCTCGTGCTTCCAGAGGTAGTGCGAACGGGTCAGGACGCCGCGGTCCTTCACCCAGATGATCTGCTGGTGGACGAACGCGCCCGCCTTCTCCCAGCAGGCCTCCAGCATCGCCTGGCGGCGTGAGGCGTGCCAGCAATACCAGGCGGCATCCTCGGTGATCGCCTCGGCAACGGCTGCCGCGATGAACCCGTCATACAGCTCCGCGCCCTGGCTGCTGTCATCCCAGGTCGTGCCGTAGGACGCGGACCAATCCTTGTTCCGGGTCGGGTGGTTCGAACCGTCGTAATCGACGAGATAAGGCGGGTCCGTTGCGAACAGGATCGCCCGCTCGCCGTTCATCAGGCGGCGGACATCGGTGTGGCTGGTGCTGTCGCCGCAGAGCAGCCGGTGATCGCCAAGCATCCACAGATCGCCGAGGCGAGATGCCGGATTGCGTGGCGGTTCCGGGATCACGACGGGGGCGACGCCCGCGCCGTCGGATGTCTCGGTGCCCGGTTCCATCGCAAGCAGCCGGTCAAGTTCGCCATCGGAGAAGCCAATCAGCGAAAGGTCGAATTCATCGGCGACGAGTTCCTGCAACTCGCCCGAAAGCAGCGCTTCGTCCCAGGCCGCGAGTTCGGTCAGCTTGTTGTCGGCGATGCGATAGGCGCGACGCTGCGCTTCGGTCAGATGGTCGAGAACGATGACTGGCGCTTCGGTGAGGCCGAGCTGCGCAGCCGCCATGATGCGGCCATGGCCGGCAATGACCTCGCCATCGCTCGACACCAGCACCGGGACGGTCCAACCGAACTCCGCCATGCTTGCTGCGATCCTGGCGACCTGGTCCGAGCCATGGGTCTTGGCGTTGCGCGCATAGGGGCGCAGGCGGTCGAGCGGCCAGGTCTCGATCGCTTCGGGGGCGAAGCTGAGGGTCATGATGTCCGATTATGGCTGGGCGTGCTGCCGTCGATCGGCCGCTGGATGCCGGATGCCGAGCCGGACTCCGCGAAGGGTCCAGGCATGGCAGGCGACCAAGCGGAAAAATCTTGTGTTCCTCGGGACTTCGGAGCGGCCTTGAAAGACGCTGGACTCCGGGTGGCTTCCCAAAAAATCCGGCCTGGCGCTAGCGACGTCTCGCGCCGCGCCCTCCCGCATACGATAAGGGCCGGGAAGGAACCAAACTTGCTGGGCAGGTCGGGATAGCGCAGCTCATTGAGCGCGTCTGTCCCGAGGTTAGCCCGAAATCTACCCTGAAACGGCATTTCTGTCCGCGCGAAAACTGTCCGGCGGACATTTTGCTCGCCGCCACTCACCGCTGCGCCGCGCCAGCCAGTTCGATCACCTTGCGCTTCGAGTAGCTGCGGTTGAGCCGCCGTCCATTAAGCCGGAAAGCAATGACGCACAGCGCGTAGAGCCAATTCTGGTGGGCGGCAGAGCGCTGCAAGCCAACCGTCCAGCAGATCGTCTTCCAGCGCTCGCCGTGCGCACGCAGCCAGATGATCTTGCCCTCGACCGGTTGCAGCCCGACGGTCCAGCTCAGCGTCTCCTCCATCCTGCTGATGGCAGCGGGCGAGGGCAGAACGCGCATCGGCTTCGGCTCCTGTTCGACCTTGTCGGCGAAGTCGTGAACAATCTCGGGCCATGTGCTGAAGTATCCCTGCCGCCGGGGTTCGGGCAGGCGCTTGAGCACGAAGGCCGCTTCGGCGAGCCGTGCTTCGACAAGGCTTGGCGTCCAGTGGGTCATCGGCGCGCCTCCTTGGGTTGGTTGCGATCGCCATAGAGCTTCTCGCCGAGTTGCCGGATCAGTTCACGTTCGGGCCAGGTCAGGCGGGCATCGTCGATCGACACCGCAAGGACGCGCTGCTCGCGCCAGCCATCGCGCTTGACGTCTTCAGGGCTGCGGCGTTGGCCGCCATATCCTCGTGGTGACCACCTCACAGCACACCTCCCCGGGTCTCCATCGCCCAGAGCAGGATGGCGATCGCATCGGCCTCGTTGTCGTCGGCGGGCCGAAAGCCGCGCGCAGTGACGGCGGCGAGCACCGCATGCTTGTCGGCGTTGCCCTTGCCGGTCGCGAAACGCTTGATGGTGCCGACCGGAACGCCCTGATAGGCGACCTGCTCGCGCTCGCACCATGAGGTCAGCGTGGCGAGGAAGCCGCCGTAGAGATGGGCGGCATCCGTGCCGGCATGACGGCGCACCTCTTCGAAGTAGATTGTGGCCAAGCCGTCATTGTCGTGGACGAGCGCATCGAGCCAGCGCTGGAAGCGCAGATAGCGCATGCCGCCGCCGTCATAGCGGCTGGGTCGGAATGAGACCGTGCCGCTCTGGACGATGCCGCCGATGAGGCTCGCCCAACCTGTCGTCGTGCCAAGGTCGAGCGCCAGGATGGCGGAGCTTCGTGTTGATGAAGCCAGAGCTGCCGGAAGACAGGCTGGCTCGGGAACAGGTGACGCAAACATGCTCATGGGGACGGATCCTTCATTTGGGGTGTCGTTGGGAGGAGTGTCGGCACGCCGCGTGCGCGAAGCCCCAGGGGTGGGGTTGGGAGACCCCGCCTGCGGCGGTCTCCCCCACCCCTGAAGGGGGTGGCTTTGTCCCCCTAAACTTGCTGGCCGGGACAAGACTTTGGCCAGGTTGAGGAAATTCCAGTTTCGGGAGTGTCGGCCAGCACTCGCCGCCCAATCTGATTGCAGCGCAGCCGATCTGGTCGAAGCGCAATTCCGAAGGGGCAGTTTGGGCATCGCGCCCAATCTGGTCTCGGCGGGCCGAAGCGCAGTTCGGCGCGGGGATGACGGAGCAGTTTCGGAACCGCACCCCATCTGGTTCAATCTGGCCGGAGCGCAGGCCCGCGCGATGAGCGACGCGGGCGCGATCATAACGGTTCGCCCTCCGGATAGACCCAGACATGCGGGTTCTCGACCTCGAGCAACGCGCCGGTCTGGGGCGATTTGTAATGGGTCGGCAGGACCGCGATGGTCGCCTGCGAGACCTCGCCGGTTTCGGGATCGACCGCTTCGCCGTCCGTCGGAATGGCCATCGCTTCGACGCACAGAAACCCGAAACGGGACCGGGATGGACCAAAGCCGTAGGGCGCGCCGTCGCGGACGAATTTCACGAAGCCTTTGGTGGCGAGCACATTCAGGCGGTCCCGGATCGTGTCCTTGCCGCCAAGCCCGCCGCGGTTCTCGAACGCCTCCGCGAACTGGTTGATGGTGTAGAGTCGGCCTGCGAGCGCTTCGTCGAGAAGAATGCCGAGGATGACATCGTGCTTGCGCACACGCTCGGCATCGAGACGCTCGCCCAGTGATTTGCGCACCAGCCGCTCGCCCGAACGGTCGACTTCCACCCAGCGTCCATCGGTCTTGTCGATGATCTTCGGCTCGATGCCCGGACCATTGCGCAACTCGAAATGCAGCATCCGCTCCGGACGTTCTTCGTCAGGCCGATGCATGATGATGCCGGAGGTATAGAAGCTGCGCAGGCTCCCGGCGCCCGAGAGCGCCATGAACGGATCTTCGGCCAGCTGCTTCTTGGTGATCTTGCGGGTGTGGTGGCAGAGGATCAGCCCGGCGTCCGGCGCCACCGAATCCCTGAACACCTCGACACGTTCCTGCAGGAAGAACAGCATCGCCGTGTTGTCGTTTTCGCCGCCGCCGTCCGGGCCGCCATCGAAGAGGTTGCGGATCGGATCGATGCAGAGAATGTCAGGCGCGCCATGACCGTAATGCGCCCGAGCGGCGGCAACGGCGCGTGAAACACCGCCCGCATCGAGCAGCATTCTGACCTTCGGTGTCGCGACCAGATTGTCGCGGGCGGCGGAGAGCAGCGCCGGGTCGAGCCGGATGCCCTGAAGTCGCTCGCGCAGATAGTGGTACTGGATCTCGGCCTGCAGATAGAAGATCCGCAACGGGCGGCACGGCGCGAAGCCGAGAAACGGGATGCCGGCCGCCATGTGCACCAGCAGGCTGATCAGGAAGTCGCTCTTGCCGACCTTGGGCGCGCCGCCGAGGACCAGCATTCCACCTGGCGTCAGCACGCGCGGGCCGATGATGTCGTCCGGCATCGGGCTCCTGTCGTCGAGGAGCGCACCGAGCGTGAAGGTTGGCAATGGCGACATCGGCGAAACCGCCAGCCGCTCCAGTGGCGGCCCGTGCCGTTCTTCGTGCAAGCGCCAGAGGCGCTGCGCCTCCAATGCTAACCTTTCCAGCGGCCAGTGCGGCCGCAGCATCGCGGCGTTGTATTGGCAGATCGCCTCCCAGGCCTCGTCGCGACCCATGCGCCCCTCATGGGCCAGTCGGATGAAATGGCCGATGGCAGCGCTCGCGCCCTGAAACCGGGTCCATGCGTCTTCGCTGCCTTCCCGAACCGGCGTTGTCAGGACATCGGCAATGGACGGCTTCGATGTGGCTGGTCCCGGCTCCGATCCGACGCCGACGAGAGGCGGCATGGCGTCGACCCGTTCCGCGAAATCGCGCAGGTCCACCTCGACATGCGAGTTGTGGCGACGGATGGTGACGAGGCGCTTGAAGCCGCCCTTGTGATAGATGGATCCCGCCAGACGGATCGGTTGGTGCGCCGAGCGAAAATGCGTGTCGCCACCAACCTTGATCGCGATATCGCCGCGCAGCCGGCACAGCAGCGTGATGTCCTCGGCTTCGGCGGGCTCGTTCAGGCGCCACCAGACGTGCAGCTTGTCGAGACCGTCCTGCGTGCGGCCACCGCTTTCGACGATCAGGGTCGGCTCGCCGAGATGACGGATCAGGTGGTCGAGTTTGGCAGCGATGTCGCCGGCATCGAGATCGACGAGCACCGTTTGCATCTGGCGCACGTCGGCGGACTTGGCCTTGCCGCTCTCGGCCACCGTTCCTGGCACCACATAGAAAGCAGCACCTTCGCGCGCCGCCCAACCTGCGAAAGCAATCGCCTTCTCCAGCAGGTTTGCGTCGGCTTCGATCCAAGAGTTATGCGGGCGACCGTCGATCCCCTGGCCCTTGTCGATGAAGCCCCGAAGCGGCACCCAGCCGTCGCAATAGCTGAACACGACATCGAGAAAGACGGCGATCTGCTCACGATCCGGCTCCACGTCGAAGGGATCGACCTGCGGCGTCGCATCGTTGAAGTCGCGCCAGGCATCGAGGGAAACGACGTTATGCTCGCTCATGCCGGCAGGCCCCAGCAGCGCTGGCCCCAGGGGCACATCCGGCATTCATGAAAGTCGCGGGTGGTCGCGATCCGGGGCAGCAGTTCGCCTGCGTCCGTCGCCTGCAGGATCCGGACGGCGCGATCACTCATCCGTTGGGCAAGACCGGCATCGAAGGCCACAAGCTCGTGGTGCAGGTCGGCCGTGTCCTTGTTGATGGCGGTGAACAGCGCCGGATTGCAGCAAATGCCGGGGACGCTCGCTTCCATGTAGGCCTGGTAGAGGGCGATCTGCGCCGCATAGACCGGCTTGGCGATAACGACGCCCTTGGCGACGGTCTCGCGCCAGTTCCTGGCGTTCATCGTCTTGCATTCCCAGAGCGCGGGAACGGCAAGGCCCAGTTGGCCGGGGGCTGCCGCGATGATCCCGTCGACATGACCGCGAACACGGCCACCAGCGATCGAGAATCCGAACTGCGCCCCGTCCGGTCGATTGCCCTTGCGGTTGTAGAGATCGAAGCCCGCACCACGAAGCCAGCGAATGGCCAGATCTTCAAGCGCATGCCCGATCTCGAAGATCCGCAGCGTCTGGCCGTCGAAGTCGGAGCCTTCATCCTTCGGCGCACCGGCGAATTCGAACTGCAACGCGCGCTCGCAAGGCTGCCCGAGCCGCGATCCACCCAGATAGTTTCGGGGCGGCGTCATGGCGCGCGCGGCATCGAGGCTGTCGTCGATCAGTCCGTTGATGCGTTCGGCGATCAGGGAGCGGTGATTGAAATCCAGCATCAGAACGGAACCTCCGCATCCTCGCGCGTTCCCGCAGAGCCTTGGGCGATGCCACGCATTGCATCCTGAAATCCGCCGACGGCGACTTCGATCAGGGTTCGAACCTGAGCTTCCGAGAGCTCGGCGAGCCGGGTCTGCCAGCCGATCTCCTCCATGATCTCGGCGATCGGCTTCATGCTGGCGCGGATGGCCGCTTGTTCCTGTTCAGTAAGGTCAACCATGGCCCAACGCTCCCGCGCCAAGCGCGTCCAGAAGCCTTGGCAGGCGATCGAGCAGAACCAGACCGAGGGGCGCGGCTGCCTCGGGCGCGTAGGCGCCCGCTTCGATGATTTTGGCGGCGAAGCCGCCGGGCGCACCGGGTCGAACCAGCCAAAGCCACGGGTCGGACAGCGGCAAACGGCGCAAAGTGTCCCACGCGGATGCCAGAGGCGCAGACGGTCCGAGGATGAGGTGTTCATGGGGACGCTCCATCACGCTGCCCTCCCGATCAGGTCAGCGGGAACGGCGTCCGCCGCGCCAAAGACGAGCGAGCGAATGGCGTCGCGGTTGAAGCGGAATGCCAGAAGCGCCGATGCCTGGTAGCGCGTGAGCCCGAAATCCTGCCGGTACTCGGGCGGCAGGAACGAGAGCTGCTTGTCGGTCGGCGGCTGGTTCAGCCACCGCCTGGACTTGTGCGCGCTCTCGTCGCTTTCGTGTTCGTTCAGCCAGTCATCGGCTGCCGCGAGACAGACCGTGCGTTCGCCGGCCGCCAGCAGATGCGGCCGCTGCTTCTGCACCCCGCCGATGCCGTACCAGCGGCCATTGAGAAAGAAGACCCCGCCCCAGGCGTTGAAGCCGCTGGCGATCAGGGCGGCGTCGTCGCCGAAAAGATCGCACCACCGGAAACTCGACCGCTTCAGGAGGTCGATCTCCGACATCACGAACTCGCCGAGCGGCGTAGCCTCGCCCGTCTCGCTCTTTTCCCACTGGTGGCCGCAAAGCGGACACTCGGTTGTGGCGAGCGGCACGATGGCGCCGCATTCGGGACAGTCCTTTGTCGGCGCCTCGCCAGTGGACTCGCGACCGTTCAGGTCGACATCCTGTTCGAGGGATCCGTGAAGCAGCGTCGACGTGCCAAAATCGAGGACGATGCAGTCGGTCTTCAGAACACCGGGATGTTCGTCCAGCGAGACCGTGCGCAGTCCGCGGCCGATCATCTGGATCATCGTCGACTTGTAGGAACTCGGCCTCAAGAGGACGACACAGCTCGTGGGGGGATGATCCCAGCCTTCGGTCAGAACCGCGACGTTGACCACCACGCGAAGATCGCCCGCCGCATAGGCCGCGAGCACGGATTTGCGCTCGGCATCCGGCATTTCGCCATGGACGAGCGAGGCAGGAATTCCCGCGCCATTGAATGCCCGGGCGACATTGCGAGCATGGTCGACGGTGGAGCAGAAAACGACCGTCTGCCGGTTTCCGGCCTTTTCCTGCCATTGCCGAATGACGGCATCGGTCACCGGAGTCCGGTTCATGATCGCATCGACTTCGCTCATGTCGAAGTCGTCGGCGGTGCGCCGCACCTTGGTGAGTTGATCCT